CGATTAAGTCGGGCTCAATTAAGTCTAGCGTGTTTAACATTTGTGCCGCATCCATGATTTTATTTGACTCCTTGCTAAACGTTCCGACGTTACCAATGGCGGATTTGATTTGTTCTGGGTAGAAGGCGACAAAAGTATTGTGTGGCTCAGTCTGGACAGAACTATCATAATTGTCTCTAATGTTAGAGATGATTATTCCATCATGACCTTTTTTTTCAGCGTCATAAGTTGCATTAAATACCTTGTTGCCAATATCTGTATATTTGTTTTCGTTTGCCTCATAGTGAGCTGGCGTTTTTGAACTTACATAAACAGATAATGTTTCTGGACTATTTCCTTTTGACCATTCGTGATAACTATCAGCAACAACTTTTGAATCTGTAAGATGAGTCCAGCCAGCCTTAAATCCAGTTTCTTTTATTTTGTCTGACATGGTTGTCCCATGATAAACAACCAACGGCTCACCGTTAGCGTCAATCACTTTACTTGTTAAGTATTTTGTGTTTTCCCCATTGAAAGCCGATAGCAGTTCCTTTATACTGATGTTGCCCGATGCAGGACGCTTACCCAACTTTCCATCACTGGATAGCGGAGCGTAGATACCGTCGGGTTTTTTCATTTCTAACGCCTGATGATCGTACAAAACGAACTCACCACTAGGGCGCTCTTTAGCTGTCAACTTAACAGTGAACAACTCACCGCCAATTGACAAAGGCGCAACAAGCGTATGTACCGCTTTCCAGTCTGGGGTGTTTGGTTCATGTGGATTCGTGGCAATCTTAGCTGCATTTTCAATCAAAGACTTAATTCCAGCAACCGCTTTAACTGTAGGCGCACCGCTGTGTTGAAAGCCATGTACAACGCCTTTCTTCGTTAAGCCAATATCAAACCCTGTGCGATTATTATGGATGTTGCTATTGCCGTTTAACTCGACAAGACTGGCAATCAATTCTTCAATGTAAGCCTTGGCATTATTTCGTGTTTCTGCTGGCGTTGCGCCTGTAATTTCAGCACCAGTAATCTCTGTTACAGGAACAGGTTCTTGATTAGTTTGCTCAAAATCCCCGAACCACGCCTTAAACTGTGGCGTGCGCACTTGTGCCCACTGCTGTTTATTCAGGTTAGACTTCTCGCCATTCGGTGCAGGCAAGTAACCATATTCAGCTTCTAACTTATCAGCAATCGCTAACTGTGCGTCTAGGTCGCGTTGCGCCTGTGCCATCTCCTTTCGAGAGCCTGCGATATAGCCTATATCCGCAAAACGATTTTTATCTTGAGCGGTTGTGTTTTTTGGTGTGTTTGCTATACTTGCATCACGGTTACCGACTGAGGGTGATAGATCAGAGCGTCCCATTGTACTGTCCGCACCTCCTATCACGTCCCCTTTTTCTAGCTTTTCTTGTACAAAGCTAATTTCTAGGTCGACTAACTGCCCATCTGCGCTGATTTCATTATCTGTTTGGGAGGTGGGAGCTTTATCCATGACAGCCATGCTGTGCATTTTGTCTTTAAGATTCTTGCGCGGCTTCTTGTATTTCTTGCAAAGAAATCGTAAATTAAATACCTTATCGTCATCGCTAAATTTTGTCATATACTCGTAAATTGATTCAACCTCAGCATCGCTGCTTTCATCATCTCGAATCATTGGCTCTTTTGCAGCCAAAGCCAACGCTTTTAAATTCTGAATTGCCTTGATTCTTTCAGCCTGATAGGGTTTTTCACCGTCTTTATTGGTTTTAGCAATCATTTTATTCAGTGAATTTTTACTTAACGCCCAAACCATGCTATCGCCAGTCTCTATCGTGCCGTTTGTTTGAGACATGGCGCGTTCAATGGCTTGTTCAATTGATAGTGTTTCGTCGCCTTTTGAAACAACAGCCAGTGCTGATAACGCAATCGGATTATTTACCAAATCTTGCGGATTTCCACCACTTTTCTTAATCTTGTGGTCGATGTTAGTAATCCAATGTGCATTTTTAGAGGTGTAAGAGCCGTTATCACCAACACCAATCAAAAACCCTTTTTCAATAGCCGTCTGCTTATCAAACAACATCATAAACTTGTGGTCTTTTAAGTCTTCCACATCACTTTTAGTCAGTGTATCTTTTGTTAGCAGTTTATTAAGTCTGCCAACGGATAGTTTTGTGTAATCAACAGCGCGATTAGACACATAAGAGCCATTCTCTAGTTTAGTAAATCCTGTTAACTCTACGGCAATTTCTTTAGCTTCTTCTTCGCCGTCATCTTCCACATATTCAGGTTCTTCACCCTCGATGAAAAGGTTGAAAACCATGCGAGAGCCATTGACAGAATCTAGGGAGTTTGGTAACTTGTTTGTAGTAAAGTGTTGCTGAGATGACGGCTCATCTTGGAGCAGGGCTGAATTGTTGAGATCAGCGGCATCGGCTGAATTGCGTGCATCAGCATTCCCACCCAGCACTTTACTAACTTCTTCCCTGTCAACGCTATGGTCATAGAAAAAACTACCGTTTTTCATTTCGTGAATTAAAAACCTTATTTTTAACACTTCACCTTTAATATTCACGCTTGTTTTTAGAATATGGGTTTTAACGACACCTTTTCTTTTTGCTTTAGCGTGTGGCTCTATTGGGCTTATGGGCGCTGGCTTGCCGTTAGCAACAATGGCATCTAACTTAGCAATAACCAGTAGTTTTCGTTTATCTTTGCTAAATTGAGCAACTTTATCTCTAGCCGTTCCGTTGAATTTCACCCATTTATCTAACGCAGGGTTAAAGATGCCATCTTTCTTTTCTAATACGCCTCTAAAATGTTCAACAGCTTTTAACAATAACGCCTTTTTACCTTCTTCGGTATCAGGGAATTCGCCTAACTCTTTGCCTGTTAGTTCGATAGCCTCAGGCTCAACCGTTTCGTCATCTGCTTGATCTTCTACTGGCTCAGGCTCGATAGCTGCAACAGACTTAGTTTCTTCGATCTGTTTTAATTCATCCAGTTCACGCTCAAGGTTTTCTACCGAATCTTTTAGCCCATCACGTTTTGCTTGTAATTCGGCACGTAACACGCTGGCACTGGTTGTTGCTTTTTGCGGCACGTCCATTTTTCGCGCTTCTAATTTTTTGACAAAGGCTTTACGCCCTGAGTCCATCATGTCAATCAGTTCAATCACAGCTTTTTCTAGGTTGTCTTGGTTTTTAATCGGCACAACGCGACCATTCAGTACCGCCTGAAACACTGCATTTTTCTCACTGACACGCAATGTCACAATTTGACTATCAGCAAAACTTAGCGACACTTCTTTATAAGCCACGCCAGATGATTTTTTAACGATACTAGGGACATCAATAGCCACAATCTCGCTGCCTTTCTTTTTGAACGTGCGCACAACTTCTTTAACGCCCTTTTCATCAATTGACATGGTTTTATAGTCGATAACTACTTTCATACAATAACCTTTATTTAACCTTACCTGTAATAATCCCCGACCCTGCCGAGCCACTGTCTGTTGAAACTGGCACTAATTCTGCGTTAGCAACAATCTCGTTAATAATTCCTTGGCAAAATGCCAGAATTGTCTTGTCTGAGTGGGATAATGCAGCCGAGTTGCTAGATGTTTGCTCTAGCGAAACCCTGGCTGCTTTAATCTTGTCCAGCATGCCTTGCGCTGTCATTCCCATATCTATTTACCTGCCACAACCGTTGCCGAAACATGACCATGAGGCGCACCTGTGAACGCACAAATGCAATCCCCTTGCACAACCCCTTTCATGCCTGTTCGTGTGTTTAGCTCAATTCTAGGCGTGTTAATTTCTGTTTTGGTTTCTGCCTGAATCCTTGCTACCGCTTCGGCAAGCCATTCAATGTTTTTATGATGCCAACGTCGCCAGTCGGTGCTATTGCCTACCTCTGGATTTCGCCAGCCTGTAATGATTGGATATCGTGGATCACCACCAATAAAGCTAATCCATACCGTATCGCCTGCCACAATGGCTATTTCTGTTGTGTTTGTTCCTGTTTTTGACTTGTCGCCAATTGGGTATTCAATTTCAGCAATCGGCATAACTTCAGCACCGTCGGTAATGCCAGGAATCGACACGCGACATTCTCTGGTTGCTGCTAGATACTCGGTGACTACCGCTGGGTATCGTCCGCCCAACATGCCATAATCTTCGCTTTTCATTTAACCTCTCCTAGCCATAGTCGGGTGTAATCTTCTTGCTTTTCAGAACCATCAGTACCGCTCTTAAAAACGTGCGCTGCGGTCATGACGACCATTTTTTTACCGCTGGTAGACTGCACCACGTCGCCCGCTTGTATAGCCCCTGAAAACGAGATTCTAACGTCGCTAACAAGCACTAATGCACGGCTCATGCTGTATAGCTGTTCTTCTGTTTTCTTGGGCACAAAGTGCGTGTTTCTTGGTTTGTCTTGGTTGCCATAAATCAACTTAGCGTCAGCGCCGATAGAATAAAACCAAGGCACAGAGTGGCGCTCTAAAAACTCACAATGCACCTCTTCCGCGCCTACCGCCTGAATGTTTGTTATGGGCTTTTTATTCTTAAAGTCGTTTAACCGTGTCGCTGTTATTTTCTTAGAACGCGCGTCCCAGTGCATCACGCGACCTTCTTCTTGCAACACCATTGATATTTGATAGGTTGGAATAAACCCGATGAGTACCGTAAATCGCGGCACTGCAAAATCACCATCAATAGACAATCTGCATCCGCATGATTTTAGACACTCAGAAAACAGCGCCTTTTCTTTGACGACCGATGTTCGTCGAACGTGCGATAAAGTTTGCGCACCATCTAGCACGGCAACAATGCTAACCGCATCCATTAATCTGCCGCCTTGTTGCAGTGGCAAGGTTACGCGCTCATGTTTAATTACTACCATTGGGCTTGTGCCGACAACCAGTTTTGCGCCCTCTTTGAGCGATGCCGCCATTAAGCCATCAACACGAATATCGGCTTCTAAGGTAAGCGGTATGGGCGCAAGGTCGCTTCTAACAATTGCCTTGATGATTAAATCACCGCGAATCTGTTTGCCGTCAACCTCGATAATCATTTTGCAAACCCAATAGAAATAATGGATTGACTGAACGCCTTTTTAGGCGCTTCATCTTCGACTTGCTTAATGTCTTGCTGAATTTCAGATGACGAACGACCAAATGGGTCGACCCCAACGCCTCTTGATGCTTCAAGCATGGTTGCTTGTTGTCGCTCGATGTAAAGCAGAAATAACGGCTTAATTAACGCCCATTCACTAGGACTTAAATCAGTGAATTGCGTGACTTCTTCGCCAGCATACAGGCCTTGAATGTCCATGTATCCTGCATAAAATCGGCTTGCGCTGATGCACAAGGAAACCAAAGCATCTGTATCTAACATGATGCCTTGGCTTTGAGCAACTACCTGAGAGACTCTCTCGACAATAGTTGCCATTGGTTACGCTCCGCCTGCTACGCCATCGAGAACAGCAACACCGCCCTTCTCTTCTTCGCCGTAATAGTGATAATGCAGCGTTCCTGTCAATAACAGGGGTTGCGTGCGGTTTTCCCAATCTAAATCTGGGCTTTCGATCATCGTGTGACATTTAACAATGCGACGCTTCCAGATGTAATTTTCCATCGTGCCGTGGTAAACCCAAGCATTGAACTCGCCACCCTGAGCGATTAAGTCAACCAGCAAATTGTTGGTTAAGCCTAAAACGGTCTCGTAGAAAGCAATAGAGCCCTGACGGTAAAACTGTACTTGACCTGCTTGTGTGTAGTTAGTGCCCAATACGCTGGCAATCTCAATAGGCTCGCCAGTTGACAGCTGTGGGAATGGGAATTGTTTAGCGCGTAAATAACTGTCTTCGTAGCCGTCGATAACAAAGGTAAAGTCAGAATTGACCACCTTGTCACCTTGACTCCACGTAGACTCATGAAAGCGTTTTAGGTATAAACCTGTTGAAACAGCCATGATTGTGACCTCAAATAATGAAAAAATATGACGGTTACAATCTTATGGCTTAAAGTGGGTGCTTTTTGGTCAGTTTTCCGAATTAGCGACCTGATTTAATCAGCACGCCAATGGCTTTAATGATGTTGTTCAGTCGATCTGCCACGGCAATATCGTTTTTATTCTGGTTTTCTTTGCTTTTTTTATAGTCATCGAATGGGGATGAGTTAAAAAAGGCTTGTGCGTCGCTGAATTTAGTGTTCATAGCATCAATAATGGAACTGTTCGCGTGCAGAACCAACTGAGCAACCACGCCATTCAACCCGTCACGCCATTGATTTAACAAACCCTGTGATGCAGGTGTCAACAGGAAATCGTGCTGCGCTGAATGCGCTATCTTCCTCCCGTGGTTTAGCAACCAGTCCAACGCCATCGTTGCCAACGATAAACAAGTGTTGCAACTGCTTTCGTGTTTCTTCAAAGGCGAAAAACAGGCTTGCAAAATCGCTTTCAGGAAATGAAGTAATGACCGTAATTCGCTCGATTAGCCATGCGTCAATATCATCGTAATCGCGCGTTTCACCGACCCTGCAAAGCTGGCACGCCATGCGCCCAACCAGCCAATGTACTTTGTCATTAATGCCCTCTACCGCACCCATCGTGCGCTCAATAGCTTCGCTGTGTTCGCCTGTGAGCGACTTAACCAGCCAGTTGTCTTGCGCCACTTCACCAACGATGGCTTCTTGAACCCTGCCTTTTGCATCTTCACCGACAAGGTAATCTGAAAAATTAGCGCGACCAATAGCAAAATCGGGCGAATCTGATGTTGACGCGAGGTAATGCGCCACCAACATCATGCGGTCTTCTACTGTTAAGGCTCGCGGATTAACCTTGTCGCTCTGCTCATTTTTAACACACGCATCAATGAACTGTGATATGGCGTACTCGTTTTGACCGAACGGAATAACAGACAGTTTTAACGCTGTTTTTAAGTCAAGCTCTTCTATCTGATAGTGTCCGCTTTGTAGTCTGAGCAATGGGAAGTTAATCATCGTGAAAATCGTCTCCAATCTTTGCCATCAATGGCGGTGAGCGTTTCTAAGGTAATGGGCAACTTGATATGCACAAAGCCCCCAGAAGCATCAACAGGCGATTCTAGCGGAATGCCGATACTTTCTATGACAAGTGGCGCATACACCTTGCCCTTGTACTCTAGCGCGATTAAAACAGGCGCTAAAGAAGGCATGAGTATCTCGACCTTTGGGTCGGTGCTGCCTTGTGCGGCATTGATTGATTTGACTACCGCGCCATCGGGCGATAGTTCTTTCGGTAAAGCCCATGTAACAAGCTGATCTACAGGGGCGTTAACCTCCTGTCTAGCGTTATCCCACGCTCTAAAAACAGCCGTAACAGTAAGCTTTGCTGGCGGCATTCCTGCAAATACTTGAGTCGAGTTGAGTTTAGTAATCCCAGACCGACCCTCGAATTGTTGCAGAAATCCATTTGAATTTTGTTGTTTATCTTTGGCTTCTTGTTCAGACATTCCAGCAGCGCCATTGCCTTTTAACGCAGCAAGCACTGGCTGTAACGCCCCTGTTTGCAACATAGACAACATTGCAGGCGCTTTGGCTTCCGTTCCCATGTTTTCAAATGGGCTTTGCCATTGCAAACTAATGTCTATTTCAGCTTCAGAAAGAGGGCAGTGCACTTCTACACCGCCCACTCGGTTACCGCTTTTATCTACCTCGTAAAACTTGGCAATTAAAAGCGGGTTGAGCTTATCCCATTTTGAGGTGAGGACAGCCACTTTTTTTAGTCGCCTTTGTGGTTTGCAACAGCGCGAGTTTGGTGCAAGCCATTAGCCCATGACAACTTCATGCTTTTAGAAAGCTTGGCTTTGCGAGCCGCTGACCATGCCAGTTTGCGACCTTTTTTAAGAGCTGTCTTCTGTTTTCCGCTAACAAGAACAGTTCCGCCAACACGCTTGCTAACGAATTTAATCTTTCCTTCACGAACCACTTTGACAGGCTTGTATTGGGCATTTTTTCGCGTAAACTTAGACTTCGCGGCATCAAATGTTAAAACGCTATCAAGAACGTTGCCGTCTTCATCTTCTTTAACTGCTGTTAATACTGCTTCGCAAGCATCGTCATCCCAGTCATTAACCAGCGTTTCGATGTCGTCCGCATCAGCACCCATTGATTCCAAATAATCGCCTGCATACTCACGAACCAAATCAAATAATTCACTTTCTTGCTCATCAAGCTTGCCGTTCTTGTCTTCATCGACAACCGCTAAAAGCAAGCCAAACAAGCGATCAGACATGGTTTCACCCGCATCTAAATCATCCTCTTCAGTTGCAATCCAAGTGCGAACCGCTGTTGCTGCCTCTACTGCAATTTGCTTGTGTGCAAAATCCGCAGCCGCATCGAACGTTTCGCCTTCGTCTTCTTCTTCCATTGGTTCTTCAGCTACTTTTTTAGCCGAATCCAGCGCAACACCCTTGACGGGTGCGCGATGGTCAACAGATTTACCAGTGATAGCACCGATAATTAATTTATTTACATCAGACATGATTTATTCCTACCTTAAATGACAAGTGTTTGAGTGACAAAAATTTGACGTGCAACACCGTCGTAGCGTAACCAGTAGTTAACATCTAAACGATCCGCTGGACGTGCTGCATTAGGGCGAACATCAAACTTCCATGCCTTGCCGCCCATCTCTTTGTCTTGCGATGGTACTAACCAATTAGAAGCTTCAGCACCTTCAAAAAGACTGGTCAAGAAGTCGCTTGTGCGCTTCACGGCAATCTTCATTGGGGCTTGTGCAATGTCCTTGCTGAATCGGGTTACGGCATCGTCAATACTTGATGACATATCAGCAACAGAAATCAGCTTTTTAAGACTGGTTTCGGTTAAGGCTGCGGTCAAAGAATCGCGGAACACATAACGACCACCGCCTGTGAAGTTTTCGTAAACCACAGGGTTGATTTTCGCTTTGGCTAATGAATTTAAGTCTTGATCGCGCAATTCGACCATCTGAGTAGCACGTGTGCGACGCACTGGGAACTCACGACCTGCAACAGGGTAGTTTTTAGGCGCAAATCCGCGAGCGTTAGTCTGAGCGTTGCGTGCATTACACATAGCAATATTCAGAGCGGATGTACCGAAATAGCCTTTAGGGTTAACGCCTGACGGGTCATCGGTTTTGATGGGTGCCCAGAAATAGTGCATCAAATGCGCTGTTGGGCTTGCCCCTAAGTTTAACTGCTCAACAAAAGCAATAGCCGCATCAACGCCATATTCGCCTGGTACATCCAGCTTAAACTGACGGTTAGTATCAAAAGCCAACTGTGCCAACTGAGCAATCAATCCCACTGCACGCGTACCGCCTGAAGCAATATAGGCGTAGTTATGTGGCGTATATTGCAACTTTTCACGAGCACGCCGATAGTCTGTTGTCGTGTATGCCGTCGAGCCTTCACTAAACACCACCATGACAGGGCTTTCTTCCCAGTTTTCTTTACCAGTAGAAGCGTTATAGCCGTACATGGGCGAAGCGACAGGAATAGAACCAGCGTCACCAACAAGTACTTCGACCATGTCGGTTAAAGCTGCAACAACATCTGGCAAGTAGTTAGAATTACCGCTATCGTCTTTAGATCCCATTGTTAAGCTACCGCTAAACTCATACAAAGGCACTTTGTCGCGCGGGTCTAAAATACGCAACGTAACTTTGCTGTTCGGCTGTGTAACGCCACCGATTTTGTTTTCGTCAGAATGAACCGCGATATGAATGCCATCGTTGAAACAACCTAAATGTTTAACAGATAACAAAAAGCCAGTCGTTGGTTCTGTGGTTGCTGTTTCAAACGTAACAACGCCAGTCGTGGGTTCGATTTTAGCAACGGCATATTTAATGACGGCTGCATCGCTGACTAAGCGCTGAACAACCGCTTCGTGTGTTCCGCTGTTAACAGCTTCGACAACATGAACCCAAGCTTCGTTAAGCGCTGTTACACGCACCTGCTCACCAAAGCCAAGCGAGCGTAACGCATTGCCTTTATGAACCTTGAAAGGCTTGTCGATACGACCGCGAGTGGCACGCATAGCGATACCAAAGCACTGGTCTGAATTATCGCCAACCATTGGTAATTCTGAATTGTCGCGCAACGGATTCAGTTGTACGCCCGATTCAGCGCCCAGTTGACGCGTGAATGATGCTGCCATATTAGCCTCCTGCTACTTCGGTAGTTTGTGTTGCCGCTTTTTTGGTAGGTGTTTTTTGCGCAACTGGCTCAGAAACTGGCTCAGAAACAGACAATTCAACCGCGCTTGCAAAGTTATTAAGCCCTGCAATGGTTTCGATGTCGGTTGCAATGCGCAACAATTCGTCCATGCTTGCAATGGCGATGATTAGATCACTGCCATCGTGCCCCACTGCTTTTAACGCCAAGCCATTACCTTGTGGGATGGATAAAGAGCAAGGCATATTGTTTTTGAATGTAACTTGGCAAGGGAAGTCGGCTTTAATGCCAGCCTTAATTGCCTCGTGATAGTTTGCACCGTCGTTTAATGACGGTGCGCCGATGGTGATATTAAAATCGCTCATGACGAACTCCAATTAAGTTGTTAATTAAACGCTAGCAACTAGACTTACGTTGATCCACGCACAAGCTTTAGATGACGCTTCGTAAGGGTTGATCGCGGTAAAGTTGCGAGCGTAGAAACCAGCGCCAGACTTGAGATCTTGACCAACTGATAACGGCACAACAGTAGGCGGTACTGCATCACCCAATACGAATGGGTTGCGAGCAACATCAGGTGCGCGACCGATACACAACATACGGTTTTCGCCAACCACTTTAGGTGTGTAGTAAATATCGTACTGGTTGTACAAGCGACCGATGCGGTAAGTGCCAGCGCGAGCAGGGATTCCAGATGGAACAAACATATCGCTAGGCAATGCCATAAATAACGCTGCCAATGTTTTGCCAACGTAAATGTGCGATACGCCAAAGCCCAATGTATCAACTGCCATTTGCTGAGAAACAACACCGATTGCGTGAGACAAACCGATTTGCGCGTTTTTCCAGTCTGCTGGATTCATGTTGAACGTGAAGTTAGTCTGGTTAGAAACCGCTAAACGCGCTGCTTTACGCAACACATCATAATGACGCTCATTGGCAAACTGAGAATTAACCGTTACGACTTGTTGGCTGTAAGGGTCTAAACCTAATTCGTTGCTCATCTGTGTGCGAGAATCAATGGTTTGAGTGGTGGTAACGCGCCAAGGCTTAGCGTGCAATGTGAAGGTATCAACCATTGTGATGATGCTAGGCGTTAATTCTGGTGCGCGTTCGTAGTCGATAAAGCCTTCGACCAATACTTCAAATGTACCTGGAATAGCAGGTTCAATTTTAACTGCGATAACGCCAGTGTCGGTGTTGATGTTTCCTGAAACTGAATGAACGGTAGTGCCATTGTTAAACTGACCCGAAATAGACGATTGACCAACGCCTTTGCTGTCAATTTCACGTGCCACAACGCGACCATTAACATGGACCAATGAACGACCGCGCAATAATTTGATTTCGCCACCTGCTGGATCGCACAAATCATAATCATTACCAGAGCCTTGCTTTTTAGTTAAAGCGCCTGTGAAGTTGATGCCGTCTACGTTAACCGCTAAACGGTGTACGCGAGACGAAGTGATATAAGCGTCACCAGAATTTACACCATCAAGCGAGCTTTCAGCTGTATAGCTACCAAAGTTGCTGGCTGCCTTATTGCTAACAATGGCTAATTTAGCTTCGTTATTGCTAATGTCGGCTGGCAAGTAGTGAGCGAATGGGATAGCGTCGCCCAAAGTCGAAATAATCGAAACGATAGCGCGAGCGGTTTGAATGCCCATTTGATCGTGGTGCAACGATGATGCGCTGGCAGAGTCTAAAGCGTATTGTGCCATTGCGTGCTTAGTTGTTGCAAAGGCGCTATGAATGGCTTGGTGCAATACGTCGTTTGCGGGGTTTGTGCCATGCTCTTTGCGATAAATTGCAACGCTATCAAACATCGCTTTGCTTAACGCTGTTGCTGAATCTTTGTTTTCGTCAAACAATACTTTGACTGAATCAGGCGCATTCGCTAAAACACGACCGCTGTTAAAGTCTGATGCAAAACCAGTGGCATTAGCGGAATCGAATGTGTTTCCGCTATCGCTTGCTACTGCTTGAATCAGGTTGTTTACAAAATCGCCAACTTCATTGGCTTTCGTGCTATGCACTTCTTGATGAGTCATTTCCATTTTCCTTTTGGATATTGAACAAACAAAGCCAATTTTTGGCATGGTTTGATTATGAACCCAAGAAAAATGGTGTTTTGCTAACTTTTCCGAATTTTAAAGCGTGTTGATGTCTAGGTCTGATCGTCTGTTTGTCACATAGCGGACGGTGAAAGGTGGAATATTATTAACCGATTCAACTTCGACAATTTCATAAGCAACATGGGGTGATGCTTGAACGTCTGTACCAATCACTAAAAAAAGCAAATCGGTTTTTTTGACCTCAAACCTATCAACAGCATCTAAGTCTGGCTCTGGCTCAATAATGAAGCGAAATTCTTGCGCATCAAAGCCTGTCATATTGGTGTTTTCGCCCATTGTATAGGCTTGACCAGCGCCATCATAGACAGGAAGCGCATAACACTCGCCTTTGAGCGCGTAGGTGTAGTCATCTTCGTCTTCGTTACTGATTAACCCGATGCCACCTAATGTTTGCGGTGCTGTTGCTGCCAGTTGTTTTTCTAAAATATAACCGCCCCAGCTATTGGGGTGATTAACAACCACTGAGCGAAGCAATTTATTGACTGAATTTGGAACGCTGTTTAACATATCTTAATCCTTGATTTTACCCATTAATGCCTCGACACTGATGCCAAGGCTATCTGCTAATTGCTGTGCAACCGCCATTGCGCCTGCGTTTTGTTTAATGGCTTCTACGGTTTTCTGTTTTGCCGTTTTTGCCTTTCCCTGAACGCTACCAGACACTTCTTTTACCGCTTTTTGTGTTGGGGTCAGGTTTCTACCTACTGTTGTCCTGCCTTTAGATTTTGCCATTTTCTCGGCTTCGGATTGCTTTAACAGGGTTGGTGCTATGCGCTTGCTCTTAACCGATAGCGCCGCGTGTTCTTTTTCCAAAGCTTTAGCAATTAGGCTAACGATGACGCTATGCCCTGTCTGAATGTCTGA